TGGGCATAGAAATCTCCAAATCTGCGATTTATGGGGACAACATTCTACCGCAGCGTCAACCAACCACCTGATGATGCGCCTTGAGCGCATCATCAAATCAATCCACGATAATCGACAACGCACAATTCTCATGCGCCGCAATCGTCAACGTGTACCGATCTGCACCGAACGCATACACGCATTGCTGCGTCATGCCGGTCACTTCCATACTCACCAGAAAAGCGACGTTCTGAGCGAACGCCGAGTGTATGAACAAAACCACCAACAACCCAACCAATAATCCCCTAATCCGCATCCTCGACCTCCATAATCATCCTCCCAAGAACCTCAATAATCTGGGGCAAAACAGCGTTACCGAGCGCTTTCAAGCGATTAACCCTATCTGGAATTTTGCCGATCACTCTTGGGATTCCTCCAGGTTCGTCCATCCAGCGGGATACCCCATCAGCCACTCCACCCAGGCAGGATTGAGAGCGCCGCGAACTTCCGCGTTCGGCAGTTCCGATTTGCCCACAGCCACCCGCAGAGAACCCCTCGTCGCCGCATGATCCGTCGACAACTCCCACTCGGTTGCCTCGCCATGCTTCGCCTCCTGACTCAGCGGAGTCGGCCACATTCGCGTTGCGTCGGCTAAACTGTTGTTTGTGGTTTTGCCCCTTGCTGCCAATGTCTTGGCTGATTCCCCGCCCTTGTAATCTCTGCCCCTCGGGGTGGGCCACATCTTCACCGCCCGATTCAGGGTGATCTGGCTGTGTTTCCCCGTCTTTGGGCTGTAGGCGCGTTGTCCCGGCTCTGCTGGCTTCCCGTCCTTGGTCTGAAGTGTCTCTATGAAGTCCCCGTCCCCTGCCTGTTGCGCTGATGGTGTCGGCCACAGCTTCACTGAGTCTGCTAGATTCAGGCTGTGGCTGTTTTTCCCGTCCTTTGTTAGCCCTCTCCCTGTCTCCGTTAATTCCATCCGCTTGATGTGGTGCTTTTCCTGCGTTGTCGGCGTGGGCCACAACCCAGACCCGATCTCGTCGGTGCGGGGCATCGACGGCGCAAGCTGGTATAACAAACGTCTGGCAGGAGTAACCCGAATCTTCCAGCGAAGATAAACAATTGTCGAGTTCCATATTGATGATTCCAGGCACGTTCTCGAAAATGACCCAAGCTGGCTCCACCTCGCGTATGACTCTAAGCATCTCAGGCCAGAGTGCACGGTCATCAGCCGCGCCTCGCTGGTCCCCGGCGACACTGAATGGCTGGCAAGGCGCGCCCCCGCAAACAAGGTCAACTGTCCCTTTATATTCTCGTCCATCTAATTCCTCAATATTGTTGTGAATCAGTACACCAGGCCAGTGCTTTGCCAGCACCTTCTGGCAGAAAGCATCATTCTCGCAGAAGGCTACAGTCTCCATCCCGGCTCTCGATAAACCAAGACTGAATCCACCAATCCCACTGAATAAATCCAAGCCCCTGAAAGGCTTCACATTCCGCTTAATCGGCTGATTCCAACTCCCCGCAGCACCACGCCCGAATAACGCAATCGCCGCATCACCGGCAAACGTCAAACACAACGCATCCGCCCTGTCAGGACTCGGCAATCCCCTCTTTTTCATGTGGTCCTTGCTCTCAATCTGCATCTTGCCGCTGGACGTAAACTTGTACTTGGCAGACACCAGCTCCGCTAACAACAAATCATCCTTCGGGATGCGACAAGTGCGCGCCTCAAACCACGCCTTGGTCTTGAACCACAACTCGGCACGCAGATTCGCATAAGTGCCACCCATGCTCGGACTCTCACTGGTGTTGATCCCCACCACCGGCAACCCCAACTCCATCAACCGATCCGTTACGCCGGCACCAATACCGATAGAGTCAACCAGAATCTCCACCGGGCGCTCCTTCTGCGACAGCGCGTCATACTCCGCTTTCACCGCCCCAACGAGCTGCATCAAATCCAACTGCCGCCATACGCGAATATCCTGCAATAAGCGCCCCTGGCGTTTAGCCAGGGCGCTGTACGCCGTCCCGAATCTCGCAACGTCCAACCCCCAAACAATGTTCGTATCACGGTCGATAACTACATCACGCTGCTGCGCAGACTCCACCAGATCCAACGAAATGCAAGTATCATCATCAGATTCGGGAAACTCCCCCAAAACCCTCACGCGATAAACATTGGACTCCTCGCCATACCGGGAACGCATTTCATCGATGTACTCGGCACTCACCCGCGGAGAATCCAGACAACTCACCCTCGTCGTCCACCAGGAACTCGACAACCGATGATGCGTCTCAAAGAAGAACCCCGACGTTCTGGTCGGATTCCCTAACAAAATCGTGACGGCGTTCTCGCCAGACATGGATCCAGACGCGGCCTCAAAAACCTGTTCTGGCACACCAGACGCCTCATCCGCAACCAACATCACGTTCTCCGAGTGCACGCCCTGGAGCGCCTCTGGCGTCTCAGCACGCGACGTTCGACAACTCATGAAACTCTCAGTCGGCGAGGCTCGCAAGAACACCCGGTCGGCCTTTGTGTCCAGCAGCGTTTTCAACACATCTGGCAACTTCTTGAGCCAGCGTTTCGTCTCAGCGAATAACGCGTCAAAGAGCTGCGCCGAAGTAGGCGCAGTCACCACAATCTTGCAGGGGTAGCGTGTCAGCAAAAACCAGAGCATCGCCCAGCTCGCCGCGGTGGACTTGCCGGTGCCATGCCCGCTGCGCACCGAGATACGCCGCTCACCATTGGCGACCGCCCGCAGGAAATCAGCTTGCCAGGGGTCGGGCTCGATGCCGATCACGTTCTGAACGAACAACACTGGGTCGGTGCGGTATGTGGCCAGGAATTCTACAAATGGATTTTTCGCTGGCGTGTGAAGTGGGTTCTTTTTGCGCTTGGCCATCTAGGTGCCACTATAGAGGTTGCAAAAAAAAATTCAAAAAAATTTCAAAAATGGTGCGTGACACCTTGTACCCACCACCCCCCCGCCCCGGCCCACCGGGGGGGGCTCCGATCTGGACTCAGTCTAACCACTCGGTCTGGATTTCCCACTTTGGCCTGGAAATGGGGTGTCAAAACGATGTGCGCATAATCGTTATTATGTTAAATACCGCATACCTATGCGGGTTCCAGCAATCCCCACCAGTGATTCTTCGAGGTTCCGCTAGTAAGTTATTGATTCATGGTAGAGCCGAGCTGGGCTTTGCGACTCGGTTTCCCCACTTTCGGAAAAACCCTGCGTTCAGGGAATTCCCCTGGGGAATTCCCCAATGGGGAATTCCCATGACCGGAAAAGCCAAAACACTTTGTTTATCAATGACTTAACATCCCCACGATCACACGCTGTCCATGCCAGCACTCTGCTTTTTCTCGGTATTTATGCCAGCCTAAAGGTGGCAGATTCTAGTCTGGGATTCCCTCGATGGCCCCCTCGGAACGCAGCCATTCGCTGCAATCAAGGATAGCTACAACTCTCTGGCCTCCATAGACACTGTGCACCAGGCGAACGTGCATATTGCCCTGGTCTAATGTCACGACGCGCATTTGTTCATGCGCATCGTGCCAGGATTTAATCTCGCCATAGAGTGAGACTCCGAGCATTGTCAGTCCACCGACCGCGGCGACTGTCACGGCCGCTATCAGCGGCCTCACTCGACCTCCAGAATTTCGATCTTGGTGATGACCTCGTTCGGAACGAACTGCTCCTCTCGCCAATCTGTCGCGTCCGCACCGAGTTCAAACGCCAGACTAACTCCCTTGTAGTCATGGCGCAGCAGCCAGCCGATGGTGACCTGGCGTGCTGGCTGGTGACGCGGCTTGCCTGATCCATCGTCATCCATGTGACTCACAGTGTCGTTCCAACTCTGGCAAGCGCGTTGCGGGCATGGGAAATATCTTGGATCGGGTATCTCCTGCCAGGTAGAGCGAAGTTCTTTGCCTTGATTTGTTTTCGCCCTCTCGTTGTCAGTGTCGCCATTAGTAACTCCTCGCTGTTAAAAAAACACTGGGGGCAAGATAGCTATCATCGCCAGGTTGACCCACACCCACCCGACGATAAGTGTCAGCACCGCTGCCATCAATAATATCCCAGTTCTCACAGCCGACCGCAGAACCAGAATATTGCAAGAACCGCGATGATCCCAGACAAAAGCACAAGGTCATTCATCGTCGGTGCCGATGAGTTCACTTTTAGCCTCCACAATTTTTGGAACCTGTAAAGCCTCGACGGCTTCCAGGTACATCCCCCCAATATCGATGTTAACTTCTGGCCCTTTCCTGTCTCCCCACTCCTCCGGGTTCTGCCGGCTCGCAATCCATTTTCTCGTATCGATTCTGAGCCGAGCTATGTTCACTTCTTCCGGGGTCAGGTTTTCGTCGTCGGCGATCATCAAAGTCTCTTCGGCCAGAGCTGTTGCTCCCTCCTTCTTGGCCTCGTGATACCGGGATCTACGCCCCGGTTCCTTGTCCAACCATTTATAAAACGCTCGGTTTCCGACATCAATTTCATTAGGTCCGATGAGTTTATGCAGCGTCATTCCCAGAGATACTTTCTCAAAGACATAACCTTCCCCGAAACCTTCCAGCTTCCGCACCCCTGCCCTGGTAATCGGTTGTCCACCCATCAGTCCCACCTGTTCCTCGGAAGCGATCCGAGTTCTATAAGAATTTCGCGTGCTTCGGATTGATCGGTCGCGCCCAAGGGCGCGGTCCGATCATGGCGTTGTCGGACAGAGGGTGACCGCTGGCGTACTGCTTTTGCAATTTTTTTACGTTGTGGCCTATCCACGGCGACCTCCTGCGTGTGCCATTTGTGGTTACAGGACATACAGCGGCGGCGTCTGAGCACCCGATCTGGCTGACCCTGGGTTGAGTAGACCTCGGACTTTTTGCCGCATTTCGCGCACTTCATCTTCTGATCACCTCCCCTATTCTAAGCCGTTGAGGGTGACACCCCCTCATGACTGACAGCACTGTGAACCTGATAGGCTCCTGCCCAAGCCCTGACGCAGCCTCAATCACAATCGTCGCACCTGTTCTCGACCAAGTCCTGCATGTCTGATGTGGAGATCCCGTAGTGTCGGCTGATGTCGGCGTAGTTTACCGAACAGCCTGTCGTGTCGCTCTGGAGTGACTCGATCAGCCAACCGAGGTATACCTGGGCCTTGAGAAGATCCTCTTCGCCGTTCTTTCTCGGGTATCTCCAAAGATATTTAAGCACGTTACCGCGGCAGTACGCTTGGAACTCTTTCGGGTCCATCGAAGCGCGGATGGCGTCGATAGCTTCTACCGAGTTTGAATCGCTGGCTGCGTAGTGTGCTGGTTGTGTCACTGGATCAGTCGTCATTCTGCATATCCTTGCGGTCCAGGGATGAGGCGATTGATTTCACCCAGAAGTCGAACTCCGACTGCGACATCGTGGATTTCATTCTGTTCACCGACCAGCAGACCAGGCGGACGTTTTCTAGAACGTAGCCCACGTTGTTGTCGATACGATCTATGGAGCAATTCGTCCATCCCCGGTCGCCGAAGTACGTCATGTGTAGATCGGTGACGTCGCATCGGCCATTCTGGTTTTTCCAGAGCTTTAATATATCCGCCGCTGTGATTTCCCATGCCATGTCTGGCGAGACTCGTTTGCGCAGGGCTTTCAGATTCGTGAACTTCTTTCGCAGATACGAAGCTGGGGTGTCTGGCTTTTTCCTTGGCATCCATGCTCCTACTGGTTGCTGTTCGGCTCTGGCCTGTCAGCCAGAGCCGAGGCAGCAGCCTCCGGGTTGTTGAGTCTTGGCCTCAGAATTTCGATCCAATCCTCGGCTGGCAGACACGCGAACCGATGTAGTGGGTTGGAGATTGGGTTATTGAGGCACCAATCCAGTGGCACCACGATACGCCAATTCGTAGTGCCATCAAAGCGATAGGCCAGAGTGGGAACGAGTTCGGGTGGAGCTGCTTCGCAGATTTGGGTCCACCAGGAGGCCGAGTGTTGGTGGCCTGTTTTACGGCGTTTGACCTCGATTGCGATTCCTGGGAGCCCGACCAGGTCGAAGCCACCGACTGCGGCTTGGTCGTAGTTGCGCTGTATTTCGTAGTTGGGGAGACGGTCGCGGATCCATGCGGCGAATTGCAGCTCGCCGTTTTTGCCCTTTCGGCGTGAGGTGTTAGACATTGTCTCGGTCTGACGATGCGAACAATGGCATTGCCTCATCGGGGATGGAGCGATTGGGGTTTCTTGTGTACTCGGACCACGGAACAATTCTGTATAGGCCCATCACCGCCCACCGTTGGAATTGTTTCAGGTCTTTCCGCTTATTGTTGAAAACCATTGGATAGGGCTCGATGCCCAGGTCTACCATGCTGTCGAAACGATAAAAGATTCTCTCCCAGGTTTCGGACGGATCGAACCCGATAAGCATATAGACACGCAAATGACTTGGCGGGATACCCGCTTTTTCGAGGAGATTCACTCCGCGGAAAAACACCTTCTCGTCGCCTAGGTTGTCCCAGGCGGTATAGAGTTTACGTTCCTTGAACTTAGTATCTCGGTATTCTATGGATGCTAGAGCTGCCGCAGACTCAGGGTGTATTAACCGAATGTTTATGCCCTGGCTTATTGTCACCCTGAAATTTCCATCTTGTATTTCTAAGATCCTTTTCTCCCACTCCTCTCTCGGTTGCCCGAAAAAGTCATTGTCGAGGAGGTGTAATTTTTTTGGGTACGGATCGCCGCGCCAAATGTCGTGGATTCTGTTAACCGAGCGGGGCTTGCCCTCTTTCTGCGGGACCACACAGAACTTACACTTCAACCGACAACCGCGCTGTGTAAACCCTATCGAGTCCTGAAACTTGTCGTATCCGCGGTAATCGTAGTGTTCCCATTCGCTGCCAATCAACTGCTCCACCGTAATGGGACTGTCTGTTCCAGTGCCCCCAATAATTGCCTGTGGCCATGCTGTCTGGAATCTTTGAAGCCGCTCTTTGCTGAAACTGAAAATGCTAGATCCGTAGACCTTGTCAAACTCTGGATCAAAAAGATCGGCTTCAATTCTGCGAGTCACAACAACCTCATCCCCCTGTGCCGAGTGCCAGTGAGCGAGCTTCATCACAGCCAGGTTAGGCAGAGCGCCGTCCAGTTGCGTTATTCGTACCCTAGACATTGTGGAACTGGCGATGCGCCTGAAGCGCATCGTCAGACGTAGATCTACGATCTACGAACCGAGGTTGGGGGAAACGAGTCTTAGGATTGGTCATTGGATTAGAAACTCTGTTTTCCCCTCCCATATTGTGGAAATAAAAAGCCCCCTTCTTAGGGGGCTTTTATTTCCAATGAGAGAAGGGGCGTTCTGAATTC